TGCATCCTGTCCTTACCATGATTAGCAATCACCACAGTGTTATGACTGTCACCACCTGCGTATACAACTTTACCAGTAACACCTGCAACAACTGGTGTGCCTCTATCTAATCCTGGTCTATTCCAATCTCTTACTGCAACATAGTCTCTAGGCACGATAGGATGACCACCTAGTCTATTGTTGTTATATGAATGACTATCAGATTTATTATGGTGTAGAGCATAATCACTGAATGGAGTTTGAGGTGTCAGTTTAACATCAGCAACTGCTCCATTGGTTGATAACAAACCACCTTGTGAATATCCCTGTATCTCTTTCTTCCTTTGGATCTTCTGATCCATTCTCCTATACATCCCAATAGAAGGAGATTCACCCATACCAGTCCTAGAAGATCTCTTCTTCTTGGTGACCATCTTCTTGACAAAGCTGCCAATTCCAATGGCAGCACCCATGAGAAGACCACCCACTGCCATTTCTTCTGTATCTTCATCAGTATCCATTGTATCTACAGCTCTCTGTAGAATACCAATAAGACTATTCTTACCTACACCTATCATCTTGATAGTTGTAGACAAATCACTCTGTGGTTTCTTTCTCTCCTCTGCCATCAAGTCAACCTGTGGCACAGGAATTGCTTTCACACCACCACTACCACCTGAGCTTGCAGATGCACCACCTCCAAAAATCTGAGATACTACTGACAGTTGAGGACCTAATATCTTCTTGACGTTAGGTGCAAATATACCAAAAAGTGCAATACCACCAGTAATAGCAGCAACTAGACCCTTACCTAAAACATCTACTGCTAGTGCTAATCCCATCAAAGGTGATGGTGTGAGTCTATTCTTAGATGATATCTTAGGTTTAGTATCCTGCTGAGTAGGAGCTGGAGTGAAAGTTGCTCTATCTCTATTCTTATCAAATTTAGGAGTCTGACTTCTACCTCTAAATTCTCCACCCTGATCAAACTGCTCAAGATCTGGTTTCTTCTCTGATCCTTTTGCATTTGCTACCTGATCTAATTCTATATCTCTGCCAGGATCCTTACGTCTTATAACATCCCATGCAAATCCTATAGGATTTAAAGTAAATGCGACAATATTCTTAATTAAATTGAAGGTAAACGACAATACCTTAAAGACTGTCTTAATAGCACCACCTAATACAAAACCTACAAACTTTGTAATAGGTATAATTGCCTTCATTATAGTGCCGACAATATTACCCAATGCTTTAAAGAATGTGCCGAGTAACTCTTTCATTGGCTCAAGCACTGGCATGAGAGGAGCTAGGAATATGTCCTTCATCATTCCAAATGCTCGTGCAATAGGCTCAAAGATAGGTTGAATAATAGGTCCTATCTTACTACCAATGAATCCACCTAAGAAGTCACCAATAGCAGCACCAATCATAGGTCCGAAAGGTCCTAAGAATGGTAACAATGCACCACCTGCTGCTGCTCCCGCTACACCACCGATTGCTTTACCTACACCTTCACCTGCTGCTGTGCCTTTTGCCTCTCCTTCTCTATCTCCACCCATGATGCGACCGATACCACCAACTACGGATGTAGCACCTGCCAACATTGTGGCACCACCGCCAGGTATCCTTCCTTTCAATCCTTTGAATGCATTACCCATACGTCTGGTAGCACCCATCTTCATGCCACCGATCTTAGACGTCGGTCTAACTCTATTCTCAAATGCTTTTAATCCGCCAGGCTGCTTACGAGCTGCCTTACGCATCGTATTATACTCTTCTTTAGTATAAAACTTATTAGTCTTTTTGTCGTAATATCCGTTTTTTACTCTTTCAGTTGCTTCTTTAGCACCCTGCTCAGTCTTTCTAGCACCTTCAAAGATATTGGTTAGTTTACCTACATCACTAAACAACTTCCATGGCATGAGTAAGTATTGTGCACCTCTAAGTGCTGCAAGACCTACCAATAACTGCATTCCTCCCTTAAAGAATCGGAATACCCTATTGATCTTATTCTCTCCTAAATTATCTGTCCGACCAAACATATTGGTCAGTCCATTTAAGACATTATTAACACCAAAACTCGTTATCTTATATACAAACTTAACTAGAGATGCTACTACTTTAAATACTTGTTTAATTGCTTCTCCATTCTTCGACATCCAGTCGAGACCACCAAACAAGAGAAATGCACTAAAAATTGAGCTGAAGAATCCACCGATCCTATCCAACATCTTCTGGAAAGGAGTCAATTCCTTCTTTCTATTCTCTTTCTCCTTCGCTATCTCCTTGCCTTTCTCTAGATTCTTAGACATGTCCGCAGACTTGTCTCTCTTTCCTCGTAACTTCTCTCTTTTCTTCTGGACTTTTAGGCGTGAAGCGATAAGTTTCTTCTCTTTATCCTTACCTACATCATATTTTCTATCTGTCTTGACTTTGCCTACAATGTAATCCTTTTGGAATTCAGTAATGATTGCCATCTGCTCGATGGACTTACCGATGCCCTCAGTGGTCTGTCCGAGTCTGTTCACACTCTTCCGAAGTCCATTCATGTTGGTGCCGACCGTAGTCGTGGACTTGAAAGGTTTAACAGTAACGAATGACCGTATTGCTGACATTAGAGATTAACTCGATTCCTGTTATTTTCTGCTGCACGGCGTCTTTCTTCTTCTTGAAGATAGGCTAGTAACAAATTAACATAGACATCTCTCTCCCATGGGATCATATTCTCTAACTCAGTCAAAGAATACTTGTGATGCTGCATCAAAGCAAAATTAGTCTTGTATAGGTTTTCAAGACTATCATGCAACAGACTTATGCGAAAAAAGCTGCTAAGCCCTCAAATACAATGTCATTATCTTTTTTGGTCTTAGGATTCCTCACACTCATGGTATAACTGAGTTTTGGAATAGTTTCAAAGAATTCTTGGATCTTCGCAAATTGGTCTGAATTCAGACTCTCTAGGAAGTCAACTGCTTCTTTTTTAGTGAAACTATCATAAACTTCATCACCATCGAATGCTTGACCAATACAACTTGCTGCAAGTTGGAAAACGTCATCAATGGTTTGCTCACCATCTGTCATATTCTGTTGGACGAAAATGTCGAGTGAAGGATACTTCATTACGACTCCAACATCATCAGTAAACATGATTTTAGGATTATGATTATCAGGTACTTGTAACTCAACCTTGTCTAAAGGCACTGATACATCCACCTGTGTTTCACCATCATCAGGCATTGTTACCTTGAATTCACTAACCTCTCCGACCGCTTTTGATCTGATTTTGAGGAAAACATACTCAATTTCAAAAGTCGCGAGTTTTTCAACTTCCTTGTCCAAGAGAGACGTGCAGTTCTTAATGATAGTTTTAACTGCCTTAACCATCTCCTTTTCATCCTTCGATTCCATGGCGAGATAGAGGAGTTTCTCTTCTTTAACAAGGAAAGGACGGTAAGTAAGTTTCTTACCCGTGATCGGGATTTTAAGGTCATGCTCAGGTAGTGCAATTTTGGGTAATGGCATAATATACTCAAATACTATATGTTTTATTTAGACCCCAATACCGACGAAGTTTTCGAGACTGGAATCTATGCTAAGTGAATCAAGCACAGAAGAGTTGTCCATTGGAATTTGGACATCCTTAAGTGCACCTTTAAACATCTTAGCATTGTTTGGTGTGTCCATACGGTATCTCTCGTAATAGAAAGAGATATCCAATTTAATTAGATCCGTAGGTCCATTATTTAGTGTGATTGCAGACATGTCAAATGGAAATGCTCCATACATTGTCCAACAGGCAGATACACCGTTGAAACGCTGCATATAGGTTGCTTTTTGACCATTATCTTTAGTCCTAGTCTGCTTTCCAACGTAGTTGGATGCTAATTCCCATTTAATTAGACGAAGTTTACTTGTATATTGATCATACATACCCACTCTATTCTCTGAGTCGGATGCTGTGTAATTCATCCATCTCTCAAAATACTCTCTATGATACATGTCTTTAGGTAGCAAGAATGATACTTGCATTTCACTAAAACTAGTATCAGTGGCAAATCTTCTCATTGCACCAACGTCTCTTACTGTGCCAACAGTAATACGTCTGCCAGGTATACTCACAGTGTCAGCATAGTAATTCATCATATCAGCATGCTCACGGTATTTCCTCATCTGCGTCTGGTCTTCGATACCGACGAATCCAAGTACGTTATCAAGGAATTGGTTACCAGTCAAAGACTGCTCAGCAAAGTCACCGCCAACACTTGTCATAACAGGTGGCGGGTCAATTACCACTTGGAAGAGATTAGATCTTGCAGGCTCTTTATTACCTGTCCCGATTAACTCTCTAAAAGTGTTTATTGAATTGGGTTGTTTGTAGCTCATACTCTGCTCCAGATTACGCTACTAGGCACTGGCACTTTGACTCCCATTCTTGTAAATAGAAACTGCTCTAATGGCAGTGGGACATAATCTGTAAATGCCGAAGGTGGCACTATGTATATATTTGATGCACTAGACATAAAGTATTTATGATAGCAACGCGAAGGATATGTATTTGCACCTCCTGCCCATGATTTTCCTACTATTTGCCTTGCAGATGGGCGTAAATAGTGGATATTACCACCACTAAACTGTCCTAAAAAGTTGTCTACATCAGTCACAAGAGTTAGTGGGTGCATGTCATACCAGTCTAATCGTTGTGATTGTGCTACATAGTCATAGAATAGAATATCACCTTCTCTGATAGGACGCCCTAAAGACTCTAGACCATATCTAACCTGTGAGCGATACCAATCCTTAGATTGACTACGCCCTCCTGCTAGCTCTTTTACGTCTTTGAATAAACTCATACCTTAAGGTGTTTTTCGGTGAGTATCATAAATTCCATGTTTCTGTCAAGACAGTATTCAGTCGCTGCTTTCCATTTTGCCTGATTAATACCGTAGGTCTTGACCTCATTAATAAACTTTTTTGTTTGTCTCTTAGGTCGTTTTGGCACCATACATTGCTTCTCTGGTTTAACCTCAACGATGTATTTCTTAATTTTATTGTCTTTTGTGCGTGCCTTTACATAGAAATCAGGGAAATATCGGTGCACACGGCGATCCACAGGTGACACATAGGGGATAATAATCTCTTCACTACCCCATTGGAGCACATTTTCATTCTTATCGCACCAGACCATAAACTTTCTTTCCCACAAACTCCTATAAATAAT